GGATCAGGATGACCGAACATGGAGAGGACACCCGAGGAGTCTTTGACCCTCGCAAAGTAAAATCCATCCACAACCGTGGAACCTACAACCCAGATGATCCTGACTTGCTAGGAATGAACACAATGAACATGAGCCTCCTCTATGGCTGAATCCCCCACCCCGATGACTGCAGAAGATCTGAAAGCCTGGATTGCAGGAACCATTCAGGACTCCGTGGACCATATTGATGATGAGGTCTCACCCGTCCGCGCCTCTGCCTTCCGATATTACCTCGGTGCTCCCTTCAGTGATTCAGGAGACTCTCCTGCCGAAGAGGATGGCAGGTCTCAGGTGGTCAGTCGTGAAGTCCATGATGCCGTACACTCGATGCTCCCCAGCCTGATGCGGGTCTTCTTCAGCCATGACAAATCCTGCGAGTTCATCCCACGGGGTCCAGAGGATGTCGCAGGTGCCGCACAAGCCACAGAACTGGTGAGTTGGTATCTCGAACAATCCAATGCGTACTCGGTATTCGCAGATGCCATCAAAGACTGCCTGATCAAAGGGGAAGGCATCATCAAGGTTTGGCATGAGACCCAGTACGACATCCAGACCAGAGAACTGCAGGGCCTGGACGAACTGCAGATCGGTTTGTTTGTGCAGGAAGGATATGAGGTCACGCAATCAGAAGAGTTGGAAGATGCTCCAGGTTTGTATTCGGTCGTGCTGACGAAGCGAACTCCACGGGGCAAGATCCGGTTGGAGTGTCTTCCACCAGAAGAATTTTTGATCAACCGAACGGCAACCTCCTTGGATGACGCCAAGATTGTGGCACACCGACAACTGCTGCGAGTCGGAGACCTGGTTGAACTCGGCTACCCCTACGAAACGATCATCCAATACAAGGGATACGAGGACGATTTTAGGAGTAACGAAGAATGGAATCTGAGACACCCCAACTGGCGGGAAGAGGACGACACCGACTCAGACCCTAGCAATCGATTAGTCCAGTACGTTGAATCTTTTGTGCGTGTCGATGCCGATGGTGATGGAGTGCCAGAACTGCGGAGGATCTGCACGATTGGCAACGCCCATGAAATCATCATGAACGAACCTGTTGATTCCCATCCATTCTTATTGATCCGCAAAGATCCCCTGCAGCACACCTGGAGAGGGATGAGTCTGTACGATGAGTTGGCAGACATCCAACGGATCAAGAGTGCAGTGATGCGGAACATGCTGGACAGTCTCTCTCTCAGCACCAGACCACGGATCTCGTATCTGGAGTCTGCTGTGGACTGGGAGGACCTCGCCAATGATGAGGTCGGAGCACTGATTCCGATGAGGCAGGCTGGAGCAATCCAGATGCTGGAGATGCCGTTTGTGGGAGCAGCCGCATTCCCTTTGTTGCAGTATCTGGATCAAGTCAAGGAAACTCGCACCGGAATCTCCAAGGCATCCCAAGGTCTCGATGCCGAGCACCTGCAGAGTACCACGGCAATTGCCGTGTCTGCGAGTCAGAAGGCCGCACAGGCCCGTCTGGAACTGATCGCAAGGAACATTGCGGAATCTGGTTTCAAACCGTTGTACAAGAGACTGCTGCAACTCACACTCCTGCACATGGATCAACCAACCGTGATGAGACTGCGGGGCGAGTTCGTTCAGGTCGATCCACAGAGTTTTGCAGACTACGATGTGCTGATCACTCTCCCGCTGGGACGAGGATCTGAAGAGGAGAGACGACAGGCACTGCTGGGACTACTGGAAAAACAGGAGATGTTGATCGCCCAATACGGACCCATGAATCCGATTGTTGGACCAGAGCAATACTACCAGACTTTGCAACGTCTCTTTGCAGATCAAGGGTTAGGTGCCGAGGCAGGATCATACCTGAGACCACCACAGCAGATGCAGGCTCTCTTGCAACAGCAAATGCAGCAAGTGATGGCACAACAGAACGAAGAACCAAAACCATCACCGGAAGAAATGCTGGCCCAGGCAGAGATCCAGAGGAAGCAGATCGAGGTGTCCCAACGTGCCGAGGAGATGAAACGAGAGGACGACAGGAAGAGGGACGAGATGGAAGCAGAGTTGTTCCTCAAATTGAAGGAACTCTCCTTCAAGTACCAGCAACCGATTGATGCCTCCCCACTGCTGGATGCCCTGACGAGAAACCGAGAACTGGAACGAGTGGACCAGGTGCGACAGCAGCAGTTGTATGAGCAAACCCCACCAGGACAGATGCCGATATGAGACCTCAGAGGTACGGATCTAGACGAAGAGCAGTAGAAGAACGTGTTGATCCACTAGATACGTTTGGAGGGTTACTCGCAGACATTGCTGCTGAGATGTCTCCGGTGGTCAATATGTACCGTGCAGGTTTGTTTGAGGATGAGTATCCGACTACGCCATTTGCGACACCAAGAGACCGGATGCTTTCGTTGTTGGAAGAGCCAGAATATCAGCGATATGTAGACAACATCGCAAGTGCTGGCATGGGTGCAACGACTAAAGTTGCCAAGGCCATGAACCCTGCAAAAACGGATGTCCTGCGAAAATTAAAATCTTCTGGCAAAAAAGCAAAATTTTACGCAGACAACAAAGCACGAGTTCAGAAGAGACTGGAGCAGGCTCAAAAAGATTTAGGTGACAATGTCTATTTAGATCCAGAAAAAGAAGTTACCGGATCTTTTCGAGTGAAGGACGACATCCCTTTGACCTTTCGAGGCAAAGAACCATATCAATGGACTGCCGAGGATTTAGCAGCATTTGAGGCCAAATTTGGTCAAGCAGGAGATCTTCAGTATTCCCCAAAGATCACCCAAAGACTGCAAGATGATGGCACCAGGACAATGCTGCAAAGACTGCAGGACAGTGATGAAGTCCAATACCCTGCAGGATTTGATGGCAAATATTCTCTTGGTGACCAGTATCGAATTCTTGCAGAAGGATTAGATCCCAACAGAATGCCAGCAGACGATTACTGGGCAATGCAGACAAAGAAGGTGGCATCTGTGGACCCAGAGAACTATCGAGGTGGACTGACAGACAACCAGGTGTACAACGCTTTGATGTTTGGGTTGACTTCACCAAACAACCCACTAGATCCCAACTTGATGGCAGTCAATCGACTGCGGGCAACAAGTCCAGAAGACGTTAGTTTCATGGCAGATCAAATTCCTTGGAACTACAGCAACAAAAGTGAACGCCTAAAAGAACTGACGAAGGATTGGAAACCGAAAAAGTTTAAGGATGTAGCAGCCAGCAAGAAGTCTGGGAAAACAAAAATGAATACTTACTGGGTAGATGGAGATGGTAATCCGGTCAGGGCATTTGGGAAGTTGCAAGAGTATCGAAAAACCAAAGAGGGAGATAATCGAGAAACTGTCATCAAGGCGCAATACAGTTCAAAGATACAGGATGCTTTTGGACTGCAGGCAGAAGGTCGGGGAGGCATTGGAGCAGGGGGTAGTGCCGTTTATACGAACCTGGCAGAATTTGCACAGATGTTTAGAGACAATCCACAATTCTTCCGACAACGTGCAGATGAAGACTGGGTAGACTACACACAACGATTGTCAGCTCAGATGGAAGGATTGGGGTATAAAACAGCAAGCATGGCAGATGTCTGGACAAGCCCAGCAGCAGCACAAATTGCTCCAGTAGATCGACACATGGCTAGGATGATGACAGACAAGACTCCTAGTTGGCAGGAAGAGATGGTGAAGCAGTGGAACGCAAAAAACCCAAACAAAGTATCCACATACGAAGAACTTCAACAGACACGAGGAGGTAGAGGATTTATTTCAGAAAATGCGATGAATTACGCATACATGCCAAAGCAATCAATGACTTATCGAATGGCTAGTGGTGAATTAAATCCAAGACTCCCAGAGAAGGTGCGGGATACGCAGTTTTTTACGGACCCTGAAAAAGTAGAGATCATCCCAGAACGATATGCGGAAGTGATTCGCAATATTGGGCAGGTGCGACCTGGGCAGGAAATCTTCCCATCACAATGGGGAACCTGGGATTTGATTAGGAAGCGGAATGCTCCGCATCAGGTGATGAACCCAGCAATAGAAAATTATCCTCGCATGAGTTCAGACCAAATGCAGAGAGTTCGTCAGAAGTATTCAGACAATAGTTTTTTGACATATGCGGACGACACACCTGCAAAGGACACATTGCCCAGTGGCAAAGCCCAGAATCCAATGGATCTGTTCATGTTGTCTAAGGTCGGTCCCATGCTTGGACCTGCAGCACTAGGCGGGAGTTTATTGTTTGAAGAAGATTAACCCGTCATCCATCCGTGTCGAGGATGCTTTGGAGTGTATCCATCATACTTATCTAGGATTCTGATGAGGTTTGCTTCAGTACGATAATCTGTTTGAGTAACGTCAAACCCAAGGCGTTTTGAAAGAACTTCCAAGGTGGGAACACCAAGTTTTTTCTGTAGCAATTCTGCGGTAGTCATAAGTCTCCTGCAGTTGATGAGTAGGCAAATAATATATCTTAAAATTGAACAAAATACAACGGATTAACCCATGCCCAACCCGATGAAATTCAAACCCTGTCCCACATGCCCTGCTCCGCAAATTTGCGCAAAGTTGGGCAAGTGCGTCAAACAGAAGGGAAGACGATGAGTGACCCGATAATCACCGTTGGTGATGCTGCCAAGAAGATCCTGCAGGAAGATGCCGTGAGGCAGGCATTCGACGACCTCAAGTCTGGCCTGGTCCAGCAATGGATTTCCGGTAAGACTGCCGCAGAACGGGAATCCTGTTGGAATGCCTACCATGCCGTTGTGAATTTGCACAATGAATTAAGTGCCCAGGTCCAGCGATCCATTCGCAGGAAAAAACAAACCAAATCTTTTGAGGAGTGATTTAGATGAGTGAATTTGCAGACTCCGTCCATGTCCCTGTGACAGATGGAACACCTGAAACTCAAGATGACAGCAGCATTGCCGATAAGTTTGATGACTTGATGGGAACGAAACCCCCAGAGGAAGAGTTTGATGAAACTGATGAACCGATAGATGAAGATGAAGATGTACAAGAAGAAGAAACCGAAGAAGTAGAGGCAGCACCAGAACTCTATAAAGTAATTATTGATGGGGAGGAAATTGAAGTCTCCCTCGATGAGCTGCAGAAGGGGTATTCCAGACAGAGTGACTATACCCGCAAGACCCAGCAACTCGCACAGCAGAGAAAAGAGGCAGAGGCACTGCAACAAGATTACGCACAGAGAGTTCAGTACCTTAATCAGTTTGCTCAGAATCTACAGCAGCAACCCGACATCCCAGAACCTGCTTGGACTGCAGATCCGCAAGCCTGGGAACGTCTGCGACACGAAGATCCAGTCCAGTTTGTGCTTGAGAAGGATGCAGCACGGGACAGACAACTGGCGAGGCAAGAACGCCAACAGCAGATGCAGTATCTCCAGAGTGAACAGCAGCAGTTGCAACAGCAACAGTTTGCCCAGCATCTGGAAACCGAACGACAAAACCTGTTGGAGTTGATTCCAGCATGGACGGACAAAGAGACCGCAAAGACCGAGAAGGCCGAGATCCGTAAGTTTGCTCAAGAGAAATTTGGGTTGACCGATTCTGATTTGAGCCAAGCCTACGACTCCCGCCTCGTCGCAATTTTGTACTCAGCCTGGCAAGCGAACAAGACTACCTCGCAGGCCAAGGAAAGTTTGAAGAGATCCCCTGAATCGACTGTGAAAACAGCACCGAAGATGGGACGTAATTTTGTTCCAACGGATCAGAACGCATCACGATTGAAAAAATCAATGCAGACTCTGAAGAAGACCGGAAGAACCCAAGATGCAGTGGCAGTATTCGACGCATTATTACGTTGAACCTGCAAAATTTTTTGCCCAATATGGGTAATCCAAATAATTTAAATTAAACAAGGTAACTATGGCAATTGTTACAAACGCATCAACCTCCTACAACATCAAGGCTAGTGGTGTTGAGGAAGATGTAATTGATATCAAGGACTTCGTAATCGACATCAGTCCTACAGACACCCCCTTTATGACAGCAGTAGGGACCCGCAATGTCTCAAATACAGTCTTCGACTGGATTGTGGATTCTCTGAGTGCGGTTTCTACCACACCAACGATTGAAGGCGAGACGATCAGTGCATCTGCTGCATCTCTCAGCACCAGAAAGACGAACATCGTGCAAATCATGCACAGGGCAGTGGCAGTGACCCAGACCCAGGCCAAGATGAAATTGTACGGGAAAAACAGTCAGATGGCTTATCAGATGACACGCAGAACCAAGGAACTCAAACGATCCTTGGAAGCAGCATTGTTGTCAAATCAAGCCCGCAAGGATGATGACACAAGTAGTGCTCGAACCTCTGCAATGATCCTGTCTTGGATGGACACCAACACCTCGGTTGGAACTGGTGGAACCACAGACGGTGCAGATGCAGTCTCCCCTGGAAGCACTGGAGCAAATGGACTGAGAACCGATGCTTCTGCTGATGCACAACGAGATCTGACTTCTGCTTTGATCAATACCGTCATGCAGTCCTGTTACGAAAATGGTGGCGAACCGACGATGCTGATGGTTGGTCCCTTCAACAAGACCCAGGTCTCTACGTTGGACGGGCGAAGTCAAGCACGGCAGATGATTGACGCAAATTCCGCAGGCGCAAACGTGACCCTGTTCATGTCTGACTTTGGTGATTTGTCTGTGCGTACAAACCGATTCCAGCGTGAGCGTGATGCGTTTCTGATCGACCCTGAGTATTGGAAAGTAGCCTATCTCCGCAATTTCCAGGTTCATTCGTTGGGCCGCAAGGGAGATGCTGAAGAAAAATACGTCGTTGTCGAGGCGGGACTTGAGTCAAGTCAGGAAGCAGCAAGCGGACTGATTGCAGACCTAACCACCTCCTAACCAATAAACTGAAGAGAACTGGAATGGAATCAAAAGCAATACTGGATCATCGAGGGGATGTCCTCACACAGTTTCATGCTGATGAGGATCATGCTGGTAATCTTCAGTTACGAACCACCGTCTCGCAGAACATTGATCCGACATTGAAGTTGGTCAAGGAACTGCGGGACAACCAACACCTCGACCCGTTTGCCAACAAGCAGTCTGGCTGGAAACGAGTCGCAGAGATCCCTGTTGTCCTATGGGATCAGTTGGAAAGACAGGGAATTACCAGAGACAAGAAAAAACTGAAGGCATGGTTGAACGATTTCCACAATAAACCCTTCCGTGTATGGGAAGGCCATCTATGACTTTCGATGAATTAAAAACCAACATTGCAGACTGGTTGAACCGCACGGATCTGACCTCGGTCATTCCAACATTTATCACCTTGGCAGAAGCACGACTGAACCGACAGTTGCGGACAACCAATCAGTATACCCGCGCCACGGTCAGTAGCTCAGATCAGTACCTCTCCATGCCTGATGATTTTCTGGAAATGAGGCACATCCGCATGACCTCCCCCAAGGAGAGGGACCTCGTCGAAATCGCAGCTCACAACATCAACGAATACACTGACACCAATTTCCTTGCATCTCTGGCAGACAGTTACCCCAGATATTTCGTGTATGGGCAATCCTTGCGGATCATCCCCACACCTGCCGAGTCGATCACCTACGAACTGCTCTACTATGCCAAGGTTCCAGCACTAAGCACCTCCAACACCAGCAACTGGGTCTCGACCTCTCACCCCGATGCCTATCTTTATTATTCTTTGCTCCAGGCAGCACCGTATCTTGGAGAGGATGAGAGGATTGCGATCTGGTCGCAGCAGGCTGAACGTGCCGTGGCAGAGATCCAAGCAAGTGATGACAGACGAAGAGTAAAGGGCAGCAGGCACAGTCTTAATTTTGAGGCCATGTCATGAGTTTTTTGAGGTTTGGTCTAGGGAACTTTGGGATTGGACCTTTTGTGCGAGGGGCAACCTACAGCAATCAACCGGAAGGAGCACTGGGGGATTGGGCCAAACAAACGGATCTGACTTCCGAATCGTGGGCAGCAGGAACCGATGCCACCGTCGAGTCTTGGACCACACAAACCGACAGCACTGCAGAGGGTTGGACAAAGAGGTCCGACACAACTGCCGAATCTTGGACCGTGTTTACACAGGTTTAAATGCCAACAACAACCAATTACAGCATTACCCTCCCAACGGTAGGGGGATCAAAGAATGTCTGGGGTTCCACCCTCAATGACGCATTCACCGCATTGGAGCAGGAGGTGTACGATGTGGATCAGGTGCTGGGTGCTGCCGATGACAGTGCGACGCCTTCCCTTGCATACAACCTCGCCCAGGCATCCACCAATGCCAGCACAGCACTCAGTGTGAGTAACAAATCCCTGAACACCACACTGACCACTCTGACGAGTCGAGTCTCTGCACTGGAAACCTTGGTGGGAGATGTTGGGACCAGTGGGTCAGTGGCAGATGACGCGAGGACTGCCAAAACCACGGCTCAATCAGCCTACACTGCAGCAACTACCTAAGTATGCCGTTCAATTCCTCCATCTACACAGACCTCGAACTGCCATCTCTGAATCAGGACAACAGTACCTATGGCACGATCATTAACACCTATTTTCAGGCGCTGGAGACCAAGCTGAAGAATTTGAGTGACCGGATCAATGCAGCAGGAGTCGGAGACAGTTCCACGTTAGCACAGATCAATTCAGACATTGACGGCATTCTGCCAGATCCGTACTCAGGGGATTACAGCACAGTCTCGACTTGGCCTGCCTACAATACAGAATTAACTGCACTTGGACTATCTCCTCCCCAGACAGCAAGCGAGATCAACACATTCTTTGACGGAGGAGATTTTGCGACCTTTGCCAATTTCCTCAATGGGAAACTCGACAGTCTGGACACTCTGGTCGCTACGGCAGAGCAGGACATCTGCATTGCGAACCACTATTCAGATCGGGTGCTGAATTTTGCAGATTACGCTACCTGGTCAGAGACCTCAACCAGCACATTAAATTTTTACTTAACATCAGGATCTTTAAGTTCTGGCAGTTATTCAAATTTTCCTCTGTACGAAGCTGGTTATCCGTCTCCAACGGGAGGGGTTCGGGACACCACGATGTTGCTCACTCTTCCCTCAATCGCCTCACAGACACTGGCGAATATAGGAGACACTGTTGTGGTGGCATCTTTTGTTGGGGGAACTCCAACAACAGCAACAACCGTTTATATCACTAGTGCGAATCAGGGAACATTTACCCTGGAAAATCCTTGGTCTGGCACGTTAATCGTCAGCAGTTCTCCTGGGAACTATTACCGTTATCAGATCACGACGACGACGTACACCCTGACGCTCCCAGAACCTGACACGAGTGCTTGTTGATGGCAACTTCAACGACCAATTATAGCTTTACACTGCCAGAAGTAGGTGGAGACACGGATCAGTGGGGAAGCCAACTGAATGCCAACTGGAACTCTCTCGATTCAACACTTAAAACGGTCGCAGATTCAGTCGGAGACGATGTCACTCTGACGGGCAACGACTACCTGACTATCTCCGGTCAGGCGATTACTGTAGGGTCCGTCGATTTAACGACAGACGTGACAGGGACTCTACCCGTTGGATCTGGGGGAACTGGACTGGCAGCACTTGGAACTGCAAATCAGGTGCTGGCAGTCAACTCGACGGCAGATGGGTTGGAATTCCAAACGGTCTCAGGCTCTGGGACCGTCACTAGTGTTTCGGTCAGTGGTTCAGATGGGATTGAGATAGATTCTGGGTCTCCCGTGACTGCGTCTGGAACGATTGCACTTGGAATCAACTCAACCACCCTCTCAACTCATTTGGGGTTGGGATCTCTTGCCACACAGTCCACGATCACTGAGTCGCAGATTAGCGATCTTGGTTTGTACATCACAGCCAGCAGTACAGATACCCTCACCAACAAATCTGGCAACATCAGTCAGTGGACAAACGATGCAGGTTATCTCACAGCAGAAACAAATGATCTGACCAACGTGTCAGGGACACTCGCAATAGCAAATGGTGGTACTGGGCAGACGACTGCAGCAACCGCCAGGGTGGCACTGCTGCCAGCACTGGCGACGAACGGATCTAAGCTGGTTGCAGTTAATTCTGGTGCGACGGATATTGAGTATATTGCAACCAGCACACTCTCAATCACAGAATCCCAGATTTCAGATTTACAAAGTTACCTGACTGCGGAGGTCAACGATCTGAGTGCCGCAGTGACCTGGGCCAATGTCCCAGATGTCAATATCACCCAAACCTCAGTAACTCAGCACCAGTCTGCGCTAAGTATTACTGAGTCGCAGATTTCTGACTTGGGCAGCTATCAATTATCCGATGCTGGGTTGACGAGCATCGCAGGACTGACCACGACTGCAGATAAAATGCTTTACACGACTGCTGCGGACACCTACGCAGTCACTACCCTGACAACTGCTGGACGAGCATTGTTGGATGATGCTGATGCGGCAGCACAGAGAACAACATTAGGTCTGGGGTCTCTCGCTACGCAGTCCACAATCACTGAGTCGCAGATCAGTGATCTCCAGGGTTACCTAACGGCAGAGACCAACGATCTTGGGACAGCAGTCACAGGGACCCTTGGAACGGCAAACGGAGGTACTGGACTGACTACGATTGGAACTGCAGGGCAAGTGCTTAGGGTCAACAGTGGTGCGACTGCTTTGGAATTCGCAGATGAGTCAGGAGGTGGTGGCTCTGCCAGTTACATCGAACACAGTTCAACGGTTTCGGATTCGCTAGCGATTAGCAGTGGCACTAATAGATTGTATATTGGCAACTCAACCTTTTCGGGTAGCGGAACGATGGCAGGATACTTAGTCATCATTCACGGTTATGCAAATTTTACTGGTGCGTCTGCACTAGATGTAACAGGCATCCTTAACGTAGTGAGTTAACTATGTCAAACAGATTAGTAATTTTCCCAAACGATGACGGTGGCATCTCAGTGCTACACCCAGCACCAAACACTGGACTAAGCGTAGAACAAATTGCAGTCAAGGATGTACCGAGTGGCAAACCTTTTAAATTCATTACTACAGACCAATTACCGGTAGATGATGATGGGAATTACGACAGATCTTTCAGAGCAGCCTGGGAAGCGGATTTCAGTCAACCTGATGGATATGGTGCGTAATGATTACTGTAAATTTTGATAAAGCAAAAACGGTTACAGCAGACCGTCTAAGACAGGAACGAATGCCAAAGTTGCAAGATCTGGATGTGCAGTATCAACGAGCATTGGAGACAGGTGCAGACACAGCAGACATCGTGGCACAGAAGCAGGTACTAAGAGATTTGCCAGCACAGGTAGACGCCTGTACTACATTGACTCAACTAAAAAATCTGAGGGCATAAAATGGCAGGAGAGATACAGTTAAATAGTGTCAGTTTAGCCACAGAGTCCAGCTCTGCAATTACTTTGGGGAGTGCCGTTAGTTTGAATAGTGCGGCATATGCTACCACTTCAGAAGTTCAGGGAACGCACACAACTGGCTCAATCACATTTGGGACTACATCACTAACCGTTGCCAGTGGATCTGGCATTTCAAATGGTGATTATGTGGTCGGTGAGGGCATCGCACCAGGCACTACGGTTTCATCCGGTGGTGGCACAACAAGCATCACGCTATCTGCAAATGCTGCCGCAACACTGAGCAGTGACCCTGTTTCTTTTTACACTGCCAACAAAGCACTCAGTCCCGGTCTGGTAGCAGGAGGTTTATGTCGTGCTTGGGCTAGAGTTCAATCAAATGGGACAATAATTGGTTCAAATAACGTTAGCAGTGTGACTGCATCTAGTGGATCGTATACTGTAAACTTTTCTAATGCTATGCCAGACACCAATTATAGTGTATGTCTAAGTCTTGATAGTGAACAAGCTGGCTATTATTTTCACTATTTACACACGGCAAGTACCGGCAGTGTGTTAATTAAAACTCAGTATGAAGCTGGCAATTTTGGTACTTATCCTAGAAGTTTTTGCATGGCAATTTTTAGATAAATTAAAGTTACTACGGAATTTTATCTGTTTCTATATTTTCCGCTAACCCCAACTAGGCCGAGCAATGCCAGAAGCACCAAAACGAGTAAAACGATGGATATAGAATTGATCAAAGAATTATCGAACCTGGGTGGCCTATTCATCGCTCTAATTGGTGCTGGGTGGTACGTCCGATACATTTCAGATCAACATCGAGAGGAACGAAAAATTCTTTACGACAAGGACAGTGTAAACGATGAGGCTCTACGCCAGTTGATGTCCAGTTCTCACAATCAGTTGATCCAAATAATGACAGGAGTAAATACCACTCTAAAGGAAATGACCGTAGCAATAAGCGAACTCAAGCAGACGATAGAACACGGGGAAAGAAGGTGAAGTTCTTCCTTCCTCTGTTGTTTCTCAGTACGACAGCAGTGGCAACTGAACTTGATTACAAGACCCACTTCCTCTTCACCTGGACCAGCAGTTGTGTGCAAAGAATCTTGCCAGATTACCAGAGACAGGGGATGCCGTATTTGTTTGCAGTCAGCATGGCAAGTCAGGGGTGTGGATGTGTGATCGATGAGTTTAGAAAGCACCACACACAGGACGAGGTTCTGGGGTTCAGTGATGATGAGAGGATGGAGAGATCCATGTACTACACCCAAATCTGTGCAGGTGAAATTCAGGAGATGTGATGTCTGTCAGTGAATCAAGAAATTTTAGTCGTGAGGAACTGCAGTGTAGTTTCTCAGGTGAATGTGAAATTGAGGAAGATGCGCTTAACAGACTGCAGGCACTGCGGGATGAGTGGGGGAAACCCATCAAACTGTCCTCTGCTTATCGATCTGCACAACATCCAAGAGAACGCACAAAACCAAACGGACCTGGGCATCACCACGGGGTCAATGGGAATGGGGGTCAGGCATTCGATGTGTTGATTGCTGGGGAAGATGTTCCACCTTTCATTGCATTGGCAATCAAACATGGATTCAAGGGGATTGGAGTAAACCAAAAAGGGGAATGGAATCAGAGGTTTATCCATATTGATACCAGAGACAAATACGCATGTTGGAGTTACTAGATGGAACTTTTTAACGCAATCATTGATTCCGGTGGAGTCGAGCTGATTTTGGCAGCCACAGGAATGGGGGCAGCGATCCCCGCAGTGGTCATGTATAAAAAGATCCGCAAAGCAAAAAAGTTGAAGGAGCAGATCCTTGGCTAAACAGTTACAAGAAGTTCAAATCCCTCCTGGGTTTGTTGACGGTACTCCAAGAGAGATTAAACAGAGATGGCTCAAGGGAAACCTGGTCCGTTTCCGAGATGGACGCCTGCGACCCATTGGAGGATGGTCCACCTTCCCCCTGTCGCGGCACAGTGAAACTCTGGACTCTGCAGTCAGAGGGCATCTCCAGTGGAGGAATAACTCTGGAGTTGGACTGCTGGCACTTGGGACGGCAGGGTCTGGCAGTCCCAATTATGGGAAACTCTATGCCTTTGAAGTTTCCTCACCTGCAACATTCACCGACTCGACTGCCGACACAACATCTGGAAGCAATCAAATAACGGTGGATGACGGGACCAATTTTGAAGTCGGAGACATCATTACAGGATCTGGGATACCCGATGCAACGAGCATCACGGCAGTCAGCACCAACACGCTCACTCTCTCCAACAATGCAACTGCGACAGCTACGAACATTACTATCACGGTGACACCGACCTTATCCAGACAAAGGTTGTACGATGTGACTCCATCAGCTTATCAGGCAACGGGAGATTCTGAATTTAGACCTGGCTATTCGTACTGGTGGTATGGCGATGGTGAATGGGGGGTTAGTTACTCAGGCCCAGGTTCTGCCTCATTCTCGAAGAAAGCGCACTGGAGTCTGGACAGTTTTGGAGAAGATTTGATTGGGACGCACAGTGGAGACAAGGCCATGTTCTATCTGGATGTGTCTGACCTCTCGATTGCGGCAAAAGAAATCACCACGGCAAACAGTTTCACGGAGAATGCTCCGACTGCAGTGGCAGTAGTCGTCACTCCAGAACGCCATGTTTTAGCACTCGGTGCAGATGGAGATGCACGGCAGATTAAGTTCAGCAGTCAGGAAACGGTGGATGTCTGGACCCCCTCTGCTACCAACACTGCAGGATCTCTCCCTCTGCAAACTTCTGGCTACATTGTCTGCGGCAAAAACGTGCGAGGCACGACTCTGATCTGGAGTGATGTGGATGTTCATGCCGTAAATTATCTGGGACCTCCCTTGGTTTTTGGAACGACCAAACTGGCAGACAATGCTGGAGTCATTTCGCCGTATGCGATCCATAACAGTAGTGAGATCACCTGCTGGTTAAACTCAGGAGGATTCTGGGTTTTCGATGGGTCAGTCCGACCCTTGCCAAGTCCCATCCAAGACAGAGTCATGCGGACAGTTGATTGGTCTCAGGAAGGTCTGATTTACTCTGGAGGCAACTCTGAATTTGGTGAAGTTTGGTGGTGGTGCCCATCCGTGACAGGCACAGCAGGAGAGTGTGAATATTACGTTGTTTATAATTATCGTGATGGCAACTGGTACGACTCTCTGAGTACATCAGGAGTCTCCCGAAACTGCTGGATTGATAAAGGGGTTCTGAACTCTCCAATTGCCGTCGATGCAGGGGATAACACCATCTATTCTCATGAGACTACTGACCCTGCTCAGACAGACACTGCAGAAGCTGAGACTGGAGCAATCGACCTGATGAGAGGCGAGAGATACAGCAGGATCTCCAAGATATTTACCGACAGTGACCAGCAAGCTGCAGGGGCCATCAATTTCCAGTTTTATACATCCTCATCAGGGGATGCTGCGGAGACGACCTCCAGCAGTTATCCATTAGAAACCGATGGGGAAATTGATGTGCGACTCCAAGGTAGGCAAGTGAGATACCGAGTGACGGGAGCATTGACCCAGGATTGGACGGTGGGAAACACCCGTTTTGAGACCCATGTCGGAGGCAGACGATGATTCTCCCCAATCCCCCAGGGACGTACCTGCAGTCCTATTTTGCACCCATCCTTCAGCAGATTGCCAAGTTACTGACGACCAGTTATCAGAAAAACCAAGACGTAGAACTCAACGGAGATCAAAGACTAATCATAGTAAGCCCGAATGGGACCCGCTACGAGATTGTGGTGGACAACTCAGGAGTCCTCAGTGCGAGTGCCATTTGATCTACGACTGCCGACACGGGGAACTGCTGGAGATCGACTCTGCACAAAGGGCCTTTGAAGAATTCATTCGACTGCATGAGCAAGTCAAACGAGGATTGGCAGAAGGATCGCCTACGCATGATCCCGTTCACATTTGGCAAGGGATCTGGTCAGGAGATTACGATTGTTTGATTCACAACAATTCGATTTTAGTTGCTGAACTGCAGAAGACTCCAAAGATGATGATTTACCATTGTTTTGTGACAGCAGGAGAAATGAAGGAAGTCCTAGACTTGATGAATTTACGCAAACACCTGGGACTAAGTCGTGGTGCTGATTTGTTTACGGGAGTAGGTAGACGAGGATGGTGCAGAGTCCTTGGTCTTACTGACGAACTCACATTATATAGCGAGACTTAGTATGTCTAAAAAAGGTGGAAGTAGCGGGAATCAAACCGTCACACAACAGAACCTACCGGACTGGGCGATCCCCTATGCCCAGAACACGATGAATATCGGTTCGCAGTTCACGATGAATCCCAACTATCGGCCCAGCACTCTGGATCAGGATTATTCTGGGATTCGTGGATATACGGGCACCCCTCCGACATCCCAAGCATCACGGGTTCAAAATCAATCTCCTTTTGGGGTAGATTACGAGCAGGTTTCTCTGTCAGATAATCTGCAGACTGAGCGCACCTCCAGCCGAGGAGGTGGACGACAGAATTCCAAAGTTCTGGAAGAACAAACCCAACTGCTGGAAAATCCTGTTGCGGTCACTCCTCCATCAGGGAATCCTGTCTATATTGGATACGGGCGGGATTATGATCCTACGAAAATCTACACGGATCTGGAACTGAATGCTCTGGCTCAGTCGCCCAGTGGGGAATTCAATTCAGATGTTTATCAACAACTGTTTGCCTCCCAAACTGCCTTAAAAAACGCACAGCAGGCAGCATCTAGTCAGGGAACTGCTGGAACCGAAAACGGTGAGGAGGAGGATGCCGTGCCCTTTGGTGAGATGTTGACCCCCTTCTCCGCATACGACCGACAAAGGTTTGCCGCACCCTCTGACCGTACTGTGCAGGGGGAGACCCTGCTGGCGAATCGAGTGAGTGGGACCAATCCCTTTGCAGAAGCTCAGGCCGCAGCAAGAGGGGCATCCAACTATCGGTCTCAGTTCACGCCTGCCGCACTCAATCTGACTGGACCCACAGCAAACTCCTACTCTAACGTGAATCAAGGACTGCTGGCAGAACAGTATGGCAATGCCAATGCGGGACTGACTCCAGCACAGAACTACAGCAGGGATTTTCAGCAGAATCTGGCACAGTTCCAAGATCCCTACACCTCGCAGGTCGTGGATCAAACGATTCAGGATCTGGATCGAGCCAGGCGGATCACCAATAACGATATTTCCGGTAATGCTGCACGGGCTGGAGCATTCGGGGGGAGTCGTGAGGCATTGATGCGAACAGAGAACAACCGCAACTTTGCAGATCGTACAGCAGCCGCAGTCGGACAACTCCGTTCTCAAGGGTTTCAGCAGGCCGCAGATCGAGCACAACAGGAACAACTGCAGAGACTGGGATTGACTGCCAGTGATATTCAAAACCTCCGAGGGTATCAGTCTGCTGGGAACCTTCAGGGGCAGAACATCTCAGCTCAAGATGTACGAGATGTGCGAGGGTTGCAGTCTCAGGGAGCACTCACGGCACAGGGACTGGGGGCACAAAGTGACCGCGATGTCATGAACTACCAACAACAGTTGCAACGGCAAGGGAATCAGTTGGGAGTAGAGCAGGCCAGACTGGCAGAGCAGTTCCGTCAGGGGGCAGGAGCACTCAACCTCCAGGGGGCAGGAGCACTGGGGAATCTCGCACAGATGCAGACTGCCGATGAACGCCAACGAATCGCAGACCTGCTTGCATCAGGAGGAGCACAGGATGCTCGAAACCAGCAGGATCTCGATTTCATTTACAATGAGTTCAATCGGGAACTAGATTACCCAGGCAGACAGATTGATCTACGGAATGCTGCGATTTCTCCTGCAACAGGTTCGATTGTGACGACGACACAACCGAGATATCAGCAGAATCCAATCCTTGGAGGAGCAGGTGCAGCTTTGGCAGCATATGGAATGACAAGCAATCCGTGGATTGCAGGGGGTGCTGGCTTACTAAGTCTTTTAGGTTAAGGAGAGTCTGATGACAATGTTACCCGAATACTATCCGGTAGGTGCAGGTGGCGATCCCCTCGAAAAATACTTGAGGACATTAGCACAGAAGGGATATCCCACAGATGTATATCCCAGAGCGATCTCTCCCTTTACTCGACCACAAGCAATCCCTTCCTTTGGGGCAATCCCAGGCACTCAGTACAATGATTATCTGGGAGCAGATCCTACCCGCAGTTTACGATTGAGTAGTTTCCGCAAGAACTACCCTAAAAGTTTGCGAGTGGACAACCCTGGCGCAACACTTCCTGCAGAACCTTCTCCATCTCTGGAAGAAGACCCCATCACGGTTCTCCGCAGAAACACAGACCGAGCAAGGAATTACCCTAGAGATTTCAGTGAAATGTTCGCTCCTTCAATGAATCCTGAAGGGGATATTATAAATTTTCGAAGGATGAAAACAGACCGAGCAAGAAACTACCAAAGAGACAGTGATTACTTGCCTGGGAAGCAAACATCCCCAAGCATGGGACCTCCTCCCAGCACTGGGAATGTCCCGATGCCTGTCAAAACACAGACCTCTGCAGCTCAAACTGCCGGACTGCTAGACACCGAAGATGCTCCTGAATCTGGCAGCTCCTGGTACGACGATCCGATGAGGATGGGACTGCTGCAGGCTGGACTCGGCTTGATGTCCGCACCTCGGTACAGCACCAACCCAAATGATGTGACTCTGGGATCTGCACTTGCCAGGGGTCTCGGTGGATTTGTTCAGGGATATGGGACGACCAAGAAACGGTTGAGTGAGGCAGAACAGGATCGTCTGGATCAAGAATTCAAACGGTCTCAGATGGAACTGGACCGGATGTACAAGATGGCACTGACGGACGAGTCTGCTGCCCGCGCTGCAAGGGAAG